ATGCTGGAACAAATGGGCATTGCCGCGAAGCAAGCCTCGTATAAATTAGCGCAACTCTCCAGCCGCGAAAAAAATCGCGTGCTGGAAAAAATCGCCGATGAACTGGAAGCACAAAGCGAAATCATCCTCAACGCTAACGCCCAGGATGTTGCTGACGCGCGAGCCAATGGCCTTAGCGAAGCGATGCTTGACCGTCTGGCACTGACGCCCGCACGGCTGAAAGGCATTGCCGACGATGTACGCCAGGTGTGTAACCTCGCCGATCCGGTGGGGCAGGTAATCGATGGCGGCGTACTGGACAGCGGCCTGCGTCTTGAGCGTCGTCGCGTACCGCTGGGGGTTATTGGCGTGATTTATGAAGCGCGCCCGAACGTGACGGTTGATGTCGCTTCGCTGTGCCTGAAAACCGGTAATGCGGTGATCCTGCGTGGTGGCAAAGAAACCTGTCGCACTAACGCGGCAACGGTGGCGGTGATTCAGGACGCCCTGAAATCCTGTGGCTTACCGGCGGGTGCCGTGCAGGCGATTGATAATCCTGACCGTGCGCTGGTCAGTGAAATGCTGCGTATGGATAAATACATCGACATGCTGATCCCGCGTGGTGGCGCTGGTTTGCATAAACTGTGCCGTGAACAGTCGACGATCCCGGTGATCACTGGTGGTATAGGCGTATGCCATATTTACGTTGATGAAAGTGCAGAGATCGCTGAAGCCCTGAAAGTAATCGTCAACGCGAAAACCCAGCGTCCGAGCACATGTAATACGGTTGAAACGTTGCTGGTAAATAAAAACATAGCAGATAGCTTCCTGCCCGCATTAAGCAAACAAATGGCGGAAAGCGGCGTGACATTACACGCAGATGCAGCTGCGCTGGCGCAGTTGCAGACAGGCCCCGCGAAGGTGGTGGCGGTTAAAGCGGAAGAGTATGACGATGAGTTTCTGTCATTAGATTTGAACGTCAAAATCGTCAGCGATCTTGACGATGCCATCGCCCATATTCGTGAACACGGCACACAACACTCCGATGCGATCCTGACCCGCGATATGCGCAACGCCCAGCGTTTTGTTAACGAAGTGGATTCTTCCGCTGTTTACGTTAACGCCTCTACGCGTTTTACCGACGGCGGCCAGTTTGGACTGGGTGCGGAAGTGGCGGTAAGCACACAAAAACTCCACGCGCGTGGCCCAATGGGGCTGGAAGCACTGACCACTTACAAGTGGATCGGCATTGGTGATTACACCATTCGTGCGTAAATAAAATCGGGTGATGCAAAAGTAGCCATTTGATTCACAAGGCCATTGACGCATCGCCCGGTTAGTTTTAACCTTGTCCACCGTGATTCACGTTCGTGAACATGTCCTTTCAGGGCCGATATAGCTCAGTTGGTAGAGCAGCGCATTCGTAATGCGAAGGTCGTAGGTTCGACTCCTATTATCGGCACCATTTAAATCAATAAGTTACCTCGCATTTAAGTAAACTACGTTCTCCTCTTGTGCCGTATTTGTGCCATTGCGACTTATAATCGCATCGATTTTGCTCGCGTGCTCGGTGAGATGCCCGGCTGAAAGGTGAGCGTATCTTTGAACCATTTCGAGAGTTTCCCATCCTCCCATCTCTTTAAGTGCAAGAAGAGAGACTCCGGACTGAACCAGCCAACTTGCCCAGGTATGCCTCAGGTCATGGAAGCGGAAGTTGCTAATGCCTGCCCGCTTTAACGCTCCCTTCCATGCCTTGTTGCTATCGGTTCTCATCTTCCTTACCGCAGCTGTTTTTGTTCCGTCGCTTCGGTAGGCAGGTTTGGTGTGGACAAATACCCATCTCTTATGGAGCCCCTGCTGTTTTCTTAATATCTGGCATGCGGTTTCGTTAAGAGGAACTCCGATCGCATTGCCAGCTTTTGTTTCATCAGGGTGCATCCATGCCATTTTCTTATCCAGATCGACCTGTGACCACTCAAGGTCTGTAACGTTGGAGCGGCGAAGGCCTGTCGTGATTGCAAACATGACCACAGGGAAGAAATGAGGAGCAATTTCTGCAAACAGGCGCTTCGATTCCTCCTCTGTAAGCCATCTGATTCGTCCATTCTTAACGCGTGGTGTTGATATTTTGGGCGTCCTGTCAAGCCATCCCCATTCAACAGCCATATTGAGAATAGCGCGAAGTATTGCCAGATGCCGCGTCTTCGTTCCTTTGCTTGCCAGCTTTGGTTTATACTCCGGCACTGGCTTGCCAAGCCGCAAACACCTGTCCCGGCTCATCTCCCAGTTCAGGCGATGGCGGCGGTTTTCCATCCCGTCTAACGGGCGATGAAGGGGATCTGCCGAGCGGCGTTAACCTCAACATTAATCTTTCACCGCAACAACCATTGCCGGACAAAAAGCCGGAAATGGGCGGAGAGCCAACCGGCGACGGCGAGGACGATATCAAAACCTTGCTCAAAGCCCTGCTGGCTAAGCTGGAAGGTACTGCAACGGGCGATAACGACGATAAGCCTGACGGCAAAGATAACAAAGACCCTACCGGCGACGGTGAGGACGACGAAGAGGAAACCACGATTACCGGTGACGCTGCTTATCGTGCCGAAGTTATCGTTCCGGGTATCGATCTGAGCCGTAAGGTGAAACCGACCGCGTTCAAACGTGATGTGCTGTCCGCCGCTGACAAAACACTGGTTCGCCAGGTTGTCGGTGATGCAGATATCCGCAAATTGCCCAAGCAATCGGTCGATATGGCGTTTAACGCCGTGTCTGAGATTGCCAAAGGGCGAAACACCCGCAGCACCACGGGCGATGCACAACGTCCAAATATGGGCATGACCAGCATCGCTTCCCTGAACAAACAAAACGCCGACTTCTGGTCTAACCGCAAAGGATAATCCAATGACTGCATATTTGAACCGGATGCCTGTTGGCATTGCCGGGGCTATCTCTCGCCCGCAGGATTTAACCGTCGAGACGGTGATCCTTAAATCCGCTAACGCCTTCGCTGCCTATGGTCTGGCTGGCAAATATGACGCTGACGGCTTTTTCGTGCCGCTGGCGGACGGTGACACCGCCGACAAGGTGAAGGGGATCTACGTTCGTCCGTATCCGACCACATCGCAGCCAGACATGGTTCGCCAGGTGGGGACGGATAAGAACTTCCCGGGTGACGCCATGAAGCGTGGCTACATGACCGTTAATCTCGGTTCTGATTTTGATGCCAGCACCATCAAAAAAGGCGACCCGGTATACGTTGTCGTCTCCACTGATGAATCCATCAAAGTGCCGCTGGGCGGCTTCATGTCCACGTCCGTCAGTGGCAAAAACGTGGCGCTGACCAACGCCGAATTCACAGGTGCCGGTGACGCTAACGGTAATGCAGAAATCTCCTGGAAGATTTAAGGAACAGACAAATGATTACTTTTGATCAGGCAACCGTAGATAGCTCCGGTGCCTTTCTCATCGGGGAGCTGGAGCGACTCGACCAGACGCTGAACCTGCCTCTGGTGGGGTACACCTGGACCCGAGATATTCAACTGCGTGAAGACGTGTCTATCGCAGATGACATTTCCAGCTGGACGAATACCAGCTTCGCCGCTGCGGGTACTGGTGCAAATCCGAATGGTAAAAACTGGGTAGGTAAAGACTCCACCGCTATTGCTGGCGTGAACGTTGATATCGGCAAAGACGGCAATCCGTTGAACCTCTGGGGCATGGAACTGGGCTGGACCGTTGTAGAGCTGGCAGCAGCTCAGCAGGTAGGCCGCCCGATTGATACCCAGAAGTACGACGGGATGCAGCTCAAATGGCAGATGGACAACGACGAGCAGGTTTACATCGGCGATGATGCGCTCGGCCTGAAAGGTCTGGCAAACCTTGTGGGTGTGACGCTGAACAATGCGCCGAAGACCTGGGCGAACTCCACCAACGACGAAATCCTCGATAGCGTGAACAGTATTCTGTCGAATGCCTGGGCAGCATCCGGTTATTCCGTTGTGCCTTCTGATCTGCGCATTCCGCCAGAGCAGTATTCACTGCTGGCGAGCCGTAAGGTTTCCGAAGCGGGTAACCAGTCACTACTGACCTATCTGGCCGTGAACACTATCGCTTTCCACCAGAACGGCGTTCCGCTGGAAATCAAAGCGGTCAAATGGCTGAAAGGGCGCGGCGTTGGCGGTAAAGACCGTATGGTCGCCTACACCAACGACAAGAAATACGTGCGCTATCCGCTGGTGCCGTTGCAGAGCGTTCCTATCCAGTATCGCGGTCTGTACCAGATTGCGACCTACTACGGCAAGCTCGGTGCGGTTGAGCCAGTGTACAAAGAAACCCTGTCCTACGTGGACGGTATCTGATAACCAGAACGGCCCCGAAAGGGGCCAGAAGGAAACTGAAAATGGCGAAAGAAAAGCTGGTTACCATCCATGTTCACACCCCGTTTACGCTGACGCTGGGCGATCAGTCAAAACAGGAGTTTGGCCGGGGACGGCATAACGTACCGGAAGAGGTCGCGTCGCACTGGTTCACCCAGGCGCACTCTGAGCTTTCCGAAAGCGTGATTAGCGACACCGATGATCTGCAACCCATTATCGACAGCCTGCAAGCGCAGATTGTCGATAAAGATCAGCTGATTGCCGATCTGAAAGAAGCGCTGCTCAAGATGCAAGAGCAGAACGACAGCCTGCAAGCGCAGATTTCTGCCGCCCAGACTGGCGGTAATGGGGCAAAAGATGCCAAAGAATCAAAGCCTGCCAACAGTAAGTGATTTTCGGCGCGACTTTCCACAGTTTGCTGACCCTGCCAAATATCCCGAAGCACAAATCCAGTTTCGTCTGAATCTGGCTGATGTGCTGCTGAGCGAAAACGTCACCGGCAAAGAGTTGTTTCCGTACTTTGTCGAGTTGTTCGTGGCTCACTACATGACGCTCTGGGCGGCAGATAGCCGGGCAATGCTCGTCGGCGGCCCGGGTGGCTCAACCAATGGTGTTCAGTCCTCCAAGTCCGTTGACAAGGTAAGCGTCAGCTATGACACCAGCGCGACGCTAAACCCTGACGCAGGCTTCTGGAATAACACCCGATATGGCGCTGAATTTTATCAGCTGATCACGATGTTCGGTGCGGGCGGTCGCCAGCTATGAGTTTCAAAAGTGGTGTAACAACGAGGGTTGATAACGCTCAGGCCATTCTGGATGCGCTCCGGTCGCTAACCAAAAAGGATGTGCTGGTGGGCATCCCGGAAGAAGACAGCGAGCGTGAGGATGTTCCGTTTGGTAATGCCGGGATCGGTTACGTCAACGAATACGGCTCACCAGCGCAAAACATACCCCCACGCCCGCACCTGATCCCCGGCGTTAAATCCGTAGAGGAACAGACGGTGCCGCAGCTCAAAGCAGCGGCGCAGGCTGCGCTTGATGGAAATGCGGCGGGTGCGGAAAGAGCGCTTAACCGCGCCGGAACGCTGGCCGCGAATGGCGTCAGGCGTTACATGACCATTACCGGCTTTACACCGCTTGCTGATAGCACCGTAGAGGCCCGAGCACGTCGAGGGCGCAAAGGGGCTAAAGCTGAGTTAGCACGCAGATCAGCAGATGGAAAGCTTAATGCTATCAACCCAGATTCTGGTCAATTGATAAGCAATGAGAATGTAAGGCCGTTGATTGATACCGGACAGTACCGCAGAGCCATTACCCACGTTGTGAGGGATAAAGATGCCGAATCTTGATGTGACGGACGTACTTTTTGACCCCGATTTTTGCGACTTCAACCTGTGGGTAACGCGTCGCGTGCAAACGGTGGACGATGACGGGATCGGCAGTGACAGCGAAGTAAAAACGCAGTTTGCCGGAGTTGTTACCGTTGACCGCTCCCTGGAGAACCGCCGTATGCAGTCCGGGCAAGTTATCAGTGGCGCGATTCTCATCGTGACAACTGAGCGGCTGACGCAGGGGCAGACTGGCCGTGACGCCGATATCGTGACGTACCAGAACCGTGATTATCGTGTGACATTCGTTGACCCGTACACGGCTTACGGTGCTGGCTTTGTCCAGGCGCATTGTGAATTACTGCCGTTTGATGGGGGAACTCCCGTTGAGCAATAACACCAGCACAGAGCGCGGCTGGCTGACACCCACCAGCGGCGATCCGGATTATGACGAAGCGCTAGACAGGCTGTTAAGTCAGTGGATGCGCAACGTTTCCGGCTTGCCTGCTGGGATGGTTCGCCCGCGCTGGCAGAAAGACCAGCCGCCACTGCCACCCGTTGAAACGAACTGGTGCGCGTTTGGCGTTACCGGGTTGCTCATTGATAACAACCCTGCATTCACCTGGCAGACTGAAGAGGGCGCTCAGCTCTGGAGGCATGAAACGTTCGAGTGCATGGCGTCGTTCTATGGCCCGGCTGGTATGTCTTATGCGTCCCGTTTTCGTGATGGCATATCTGTCCCGCAAAATAATGCTGAGCTTAACGCTCTTGGTTTGTCCCTTGGCGACTATACCGGTCTGACTCCTTTCCCCGAACTTATCAACCAGCAATGGGTTCGCCGTTACGACATGACGGTGCGACTGCGCCGTAAGGTTGTGCGCGAATACGGCATCAAATTGCTGGTGGATGTACCAGTATCATTTTTTGGAGATTAATCTATGGCACAGGGCTTACCTGTTTCCAACGTTGTTAACGTTGATGTGATTATGGCGGCGACGGCGGCAACCGGGCGTAACTTCGGTGCGCTGCTGATTCTGGGCTCATCTAACGTGATCCCGACAAGCGAGCGTGTTCGCCTGTATTCTGGCGTTGAAGATAGCAGCAATGTGAAAATTAACGGGATCACGCGAAAAGTAGCGACAAACTCTACTGCTGACCTTCTGTTAACCGGTACGGCGGGAACAACTATCACGAATGGCTCCGCACGGGATAAAAACGGCATTATCTGGAATTTTCCCGCAAGTGTAGCGATCGGCGTTGACGGTACTGTACTGGTTACGGCCACATGTGCGAATAGCGGTTCGGTTGCGGCGATGGCCGGGACTATTACCACCATTAACACACCGACTCGCGGCTGGGTGTCGGTAACCAACCCGGCTGCGGCTACTGTCGGTTCACCAGCTGAAACCGACGCAGAGCTGCGCATTCGGCAGGGGCAAAGCGTCGCGCTACCATCGGTCACACCGTTTGAAGGCGTCGACGGTGCAATCGCTAACATTGCTGGCGTGACACGTCACAAACTGTATGAGAACGACACGGGGGCAACCGACAGCAATGGGCTGCCGCCACACTCGATTTCCGCCATCGTCGATGGTGGGGATGTTACCGAAATTGCCCAGGCCATCAGGGGGAATAAAGGACAGGGAACGGCAACCTACGGGACAACTTCTGTCACAGTGCCGGATACTTATGGTAATCCTCACGTCATCAGTTTTTCGCGCTCTACCGATGTGCCAATTTTCGTAGCCATTACCCTGAAAGTTTTTACCGGCTATACCTCTCAAATCGGCGAGCAGATTAAACAGGCTGTTGCCGATTATATAAATGGCCTAACAATTGGCGACGACGTTCTGCTGAGCCGTATTTATTCCCCGGCAAACCTCGGCGTTGTGAGCGGCGGGAATGCCCGCTATTACGATATTACCGACCTGCTGATCGGTAAGTCGTCTGGCAGCGTATCGGCATCAAACATTGATATTGCCTATGATGCTTCGGCGTCCTGTAGCACCGCGAATATCACTATCACGGTGACCTCATGAGCAAATACACCGAACTGATCACTAACTACCACGCTACCAAGCCACTCTTTTTTGACCATATAGATCTGAGCACCCGCCCGCTGATTGATGTGTCCAGCACTATGTCAGGGCTTGTAACAGCCTTCGATATCGATACGGCGGTTGGCGTGCAACTCGATATCCTCGGCCTGTGGATTGGGCGTAGTCGTATAGTCAGCCAGCCAATTAGCGGCGTTTATTTCAGCTGGGACACTGACGGGCTCGGATATGACCAGGGCATCTGGCAAGGGCCATATGATCCTGATTCTGGCTATACGACGCTGAGTGATGAGACGTACCGCATCATTCTGAAAGCGAAAATCGCTATCAACAACTGGGATGGTCGGAACGACTCTCTGCCTCCCATCCTTGACGCTGCTACCGCAGGCTCTGGACTGAAGATGCAGATCGTCGATAACCAGGACATGACGATATCGGTCTGGGTTTTTCCCGAGACTGATATTTCTGATGTGTCACTCGAACTGATAGCCGCTATCAAACAGGGTTATCTCACCGTTAAAGCTGCTGGTGTATGGGCTGGCGGCGTTGAAACACCCTCGGTCGAAACACCGTCCGAAGGAACAAAATTCTTTGGATTTGACATGGATAACGAATACATCGCCGGTTTTGATGACGGCGCATGGGGGAGATTACTTTAATGGCTGGAACTAATGATTTTAAAGCGTTTGCGACAGATGCTAATGCAAATGTTACCTCGCAGGAGGAATGGGAGACGCTAACCGCACTGAAGAAAGGATTCTCCTCGGGTAAAGCATCCAGCGCACAGGTCAGTAAAGCGCTGCGCCAACCGTCGACGATGGCGGCTGTACTGGGGCAGTTTATCGCGAACGCCGAACTGGACGCGCTCGATGATGGTGACGTTGATGGACTGGTGGCAAAGCTGGCGACAGCGATTACCACAAACCTTGGTTTGGGAGAAGGCTCTGCATTACCTGTTGGTGTGCCTGTTCCGTGGCCTTCAGCTACACCACCGACAGGCTGGTTGAAATGCAATGGTGCAGCTTTTTCTGCTGAAGAATACCCGGAGCTGGCAAAGGCTTACCCGACAAATAAATTGCCTGATTTACGTGGTGAGTTTATTCGTGGCTGGGATGATGGGCGTGGAGTGGACAGTGGGCGAGCGTTATTGAGTGCTCAGAGCGATACGCTGCAAAATATTACAGGTAGCTTTTTGGATATGACCACGGGGCCAAATAATAATACTGTCGGCGCATTTACCTCTTCAACATTGACACCAAATCTCGCATCAATTGCGACAGGTGGTACATATAAACAGGCGAATTATTATTTTGATGCATCACGTGTTGCCAGAACATCAACGGAAACACGTGCGCGAAATATTGCATTTAACTTTATCGTGAGGGCTGTATAATGGATAACGCTGTATTAAATAGCGAGCTTATTGCCACGAAGGCGGGGAATATTACCGTCTATAGCTATGATGGTGAAACTCGGGAATATATTTCCACTTCAAATGAATATCTTGCCGTTGGTATCGGCATTCCGGCATGTTCCTGTTTAGATGCCCCTGGCACACATAAGGCTGGTTATGCAATCTGCCGTTCTGCAGATTTTAACTCATGGGAATATGTGCCAGACCATCGCGGTGAAACGGTCTATAGCACCAAAACAGGAGAATCAAAAGAAATCACCGCTCCGGGTGATTACCCTGAAAATACAACCACTATCGCCCCATTAACGCCATACGATAAATGGGATGGTGAGAAATGGGTGACCGATACTGAGGCACAGCATAGCGCCGCAGTAGACGCGGCAGAAGCACAGCGCCAGTCACTGATTGATGCTGCAATGGCTTCCATTAGTCTGATTCAACTGAAATTACAGGCCGGGCGGAAGCTGACGCAGGCAGAAACAACCCGACTTAACGCCGTGCTGGATTACATTGACGCGGTGACGGTAACAGATACCAGCACCGCGCCGGATGTCATCTGGCCTGAACTGCCGGAGGCGTAGGCCATTCAATATCTGGCACACAGGACAAAACTGAGACACACAAGGCTTTGCACTGTATTGCAAGGCTTTGTGCTCTCCTGTAGATGTGTGTCTACATATTTGAAGATTGTTGTGCCGTATTTGTGACATACGCATGACAACATCATGCATCAACTTTCTGTTTGTGCCATCAACTATAGCTTAGTGAATGCGGTTAATGCTTGCTAAAACAGATAGTTATGATTGGTGCTACAGATTCGTAATGCGAAGGTCGTAGGTTCGACTCCTATTATCGGCACCATTAAAATCAAATTGTTACGTAAGATCTTATCATTCTCCCACCAAAAAATTATCTTAATGTAACAGCTGGTGTAAGTAAATTCTATCAACGAAGATCAATCTTATCTACTGACCAAAAAGGCCTGATAGGGCTTCGCTCACTATACATCCTTGGCTGCAGGTTTAGTTGTACACCACTCCTAAATTTAATGTGTTGGCAATGTGTTCAATAAAGCTCGAACAAATTAGCTCATTATGATCGGTTAATACTTCAACTTCTGGTTGCATGATTGTTTGTCCGTAAAAAGATAACGCGCCTGCCGGGTAGTAGCAGGCGCATTACGCAATAGGTAAACAAGGGAGGAAGTTCAGAAATGTAAATCGGGAAGGTTGTACGCAATGTTCATCGTACTACGTTGTTACGGCTTTGCCGCAACAAGCCAGTTGCCTGCCGCGCTCGCAGAATGTCTGCAGCCCGGAGATAAGGAGATTGTTCCTGCCAGCTAAATCCCTTCCTGTCGATACGAACCAGCTCGTATTTTTCTACCAGAAAATTCACGGCATCGGCTAGGGTGATACCGGCATCGATGTGTTCCTTAATCACAGCCCCATTGCAGAATGGCGTGTCGTTTATTGTCAGACCATAGTGCTGTTCCAGCAGACGTGTCAGTAACATTTGCCAGACAGCCACGGGTGACAGGCAGGGCTTCACCGCCCGCTGAGTTGTTGCAGGTAAAGTTTTCATGTTTGCTCTCGTGTAGGTAATTAACGCTGAGTGGGGTAAATGGCGATGTATACGTAGCCGCAACTGCCAAGGGTGTCGGCTTCGCAGGTTAAATCGTTGTGGTACAGGGTAACGCAGTGGGCATGGTGGGGGCTGAGTTCACCGGTGGTCAGCATCGATTCCATCTGGCGGATAAAGTGCGGGAATGTTTCATCCAGCTTCCGGCATTCGATGTCACTGAACTTGCCGGTGATGCTGGCCCGGTCAGCCAGATAATGCAGTCGGTTGCCTTCCTGCACCAGACGGGCTCCCAGGCGCAGTGTAATCTCCCGCTGCAGGCCCCTGGTAGGGTTGCTCATTACAGTTCTCCACTATTGTCAGTTCAGGGTGATGCTCATCAGGCAGGTATAGGGCCCATTGCGGTCCTGGCGGCGTTCGGCGTATACCGCGAGGACTCCGGCGATATCCGGAACGTCCCTGCCGGTGTAATGACAGACGCTACCGTGCCACTGGTATTTGCCGGTGCAGTAGCGAAAGATTCGGGACTCAGGATGCTGGCGGTATATCGTCATTGCCCTGCGTTTACTGATAATTTTCATGTAATACCTCAAAGCAGACCGTGTTCTGCGAACGAATAGATTTGCCTGCCACCGACAATCAGATGGTCAGGGACACGGATATCCACCAGCTGAAGCACCTGAACCAGTCGCTGCGTGAGGGTTTTGTCGGCCTGGCTAGGTGTCGTCTCGCCGGAAGGATGGTTATGCGCGAGTATCACCGCCGCCGCGTTGAAGTGCAGAGCACGTTTGACCACCTCCCGGGGATGCACCTCGGTGCGGTTAATCGTGCCGGTGAAGAGCGTTTCATGGGCAATCAACTGATTCTGGTTGTCCAGATACAACACCCGGAACTCTTCCCGTTCAAGCGCGGCCATATGCAGTCGCAGCCATTCACGTACGGCGTGGGTAGAGGTGAAGGCTACGCCGGGCTCATGCAGGTGGCGGTCCAGAGCCCTGAGCGCCCGCTGAATGAGACGCCGGTCCTGTGGCGTCATCTCGCCGGGTAAAAAGGAAAGCTGTTTCATCTGTTGCTCCTTCGGTCAGTCGATAATACGCAGAATGGCGTGAGCCTCTGGATGTTGCATGGCATACTCCCGCAGGCGGTAATAGTGTGCGGTCATCGCGTCACATTCTGTACGGCAGGCATGGTGGCTATACGCAATCAGGCAGACAGCAATACCTGCTGCTTCTGCACTCATTTGGGCATCGTTACCGTTCAGGCAGTTAAACAGACGCCATGTCTCATCGTTGTCAGGCTCGGGGGACATAAATGCGCCGCCATTGCTGAGGGTGTAGAACGACCAGATACCACCGCTGTAGCCCTCACAGAAGCGATCCATCCAGGCGAAGATATGCGGCTCCAGGAGTAGCCACTGCGGGATAGCGCCAAAGTACTGTGGCCAGAAATCGATACGCTGTTCATCGGGGACCGGCGTGACGGTCAGTTCAAATTCGGGTTGGTTAGCGGGTGCGAGGTCGTGCTGCGTCTGTGTTGTCATGGGTATGTCTCCGTCAATAAAAACGCCAGCGGCGATGGCTGGCGTATGGGGATATAAAGTGTGTTCGGGGAGGTGAATGCGGGTAAATGCTTCGCGATCAGCGGGTGGCCGTGTCTGTACGGATGCCTGAGGTGCGGATATAGCGGTTAAGACCTTCACCGGCATCCGGCTCAAAGTTCCATGCCCGCCAGACCATCCGGCCTTCAGTATCACGAACCACCAGACGGAAGTGACTGCCCTGGTCGTCTTCGAGTGTGATATTGCTGTACGTGGTAGTGACCGCTTGCGCTTGTCTCCGGGTGAAAGGCCCCGGTGGCAGCAACACGGATTGGGTCATTTTCGGGCTCCTGATAAAAGAAAACCCCGGCAGCCTGCTAGCTGTCGGGGTGGATTTGCTGGGGAAGATACTACTATCAGTCGTTGCTGCAGTCTCCGAGAGTGGACAGAACTTTCTCAGTGTTCTTCCGGTCCGCAGTGAAGGTCCCTGCTTTGTGGTCATTGACGTAGACGTCGAACTGCCCGGCCTCAGAGATATTGCTGATGAAGTCAAACCAGGCGTTATCGCCGTTACGCCAGCCCAGGCTGGACGGAATAATGTACTGCTGGTGATCCATCACTACGGTGATAGTAGTGTCGTCATCGTGCGAACTGACCATCTTGTCATCGGCAAGGGTAAGAAAGACTGAATGCTGATAGAAACCATTCTGGTCCGGGTTCCCTGTGCAGTTGATGGTAAACGTCTTTCCGCTGGCTTCGGTCACGCTGTATTCCGTATTGCCCTGACCGTAACCCTGCTGCCAGAACCCCGGGATAGCAGAGGCATTAAAGCTCGCGAGCAGTACACCCGCCAGCATAAACCGACTTAGTGAAAGTATTGTCATTCTTGTCTCCTTTGTCGTTGTTTTATTCCTGATTGTCAGGGTTCGAGGGTATCAGTAGCTGCCCCATCAGTTTGCCGTCATGGGCGTACTCAAAGTATTTTTCTTTGGTATACGGGTCCGTCACCTCCTGGTATTCCAGTTTGATGTTATCGGCAATACACAGCGCATTCATCAGCGGCTGGATGGTTTTTTCCTGCATATCCACGAGGTAGTAGTAACTACCGCCCTCGCAGCCATCGGGCGACTCACGGGTACGTAAGACCTGCAGGGTGAGACCTGATGAAAAGCCAACCTGTGACCATTCTTCGCTGACATCATCCTGCCGACTGACCACATCGCTGAAGCGCGGAGGCGTGAGGTCCTTAAATTTACTGATAGCTTTCAGGTCATCACTCCTGTCATCGCAGGCGCTCAGAAACAGAGTGGTGGCAACCATCGCCAGCAGAGGTAGTGTTTTACATTTCATTATTTTTTCCCTGAAATCAGACGTACCACTTTGGCAAAGACATAAATGCCGACGAAAATACCCACCGGCACGCCGACGAACGGTGTCAGCGCGACACTGGCAGCACCGGCTGCGCCACCTCCCGTCAGCAGTGCGGCAACAGTGGCAAGGGTCAGGGCCGCGAGACTGTCGGACACCCCGGTTTTGTTCAGAATGATGACGATGGCAACAATGGCGATAATGGCAATAACGGGCATAGGGCTCCTCCCTGTTGCCGGGTTGATAACAATGCCTGCG